CAAACTATAACAGGAAGCCCAGCAGGAACTGACGGAGCATTTTTTAATTTAGCAACTTCATTAAGCTCAAGCTTTGGATCAACTTCGGGAGATGTAGAACTTGTAGGATCTTCAAGCAGTGGAGATAAAGTTGATAGAACAAATGAAGCTTTGGCAACTTCAACTAATATAGCTTCAATACTCGATAATGGTACTTTACCTGATGAATTGTATTTAAGCTTTAAGTTCAATGCTTCAGGGGACGGAGATTACACAAGCTTCAATGTTATATTGAATAATATTTTCTTAACTATTACAGCCGAAAATGATACAGCTAATGAGCCAATAGCTTCACAGGAATTTAATGCAGGTGTAGAAAAAGTATATTTAGCCAGAGATATTACCACAGAAAGTTTTAGGGCACACAGCGGACACGCAACTTTATCGGATCTTAATAACCCCGTGGCAATACATAGAAACTTATTACATGATATTTTAGGTGTTGATGATTATACAAGTGATGCAGAAATAGAAGCTTCAGGATTTAAAAATGTAGCTGAGCTTAGAGATAGTGATACTACTAATGTAGATAGCACAAGTACTGTGCATTGGCAAACAAGATTAAATGTTCAAGAGTCTTTAAACTTAGAAAGCATTTTACAAGAACTTCAATATGAGGGCTGTTTCTTTTTTGAATTTAGTCCACAGGCACAACAAACAAGCATAACAGGTGTTCACCCTTTAAGATATTTTACAATTAGAGATAACCCGACAGCTGATGTTGCATTATCACAAAATGATATTTCTGATTATGAATTAAGCATTACACCAGCTCAGGATCTTGAAACAAATATTTTAATAAACTATAAAAAACACCCAGCTGAAAATCAATTTTTAAAACAAGCTTCATATGAGCTTGACGATCACGATGTTATATTTGATGATGTCAAAGAGCAAAAACAAGAAATAAATCTTAATCATTTATTTGATGCTGTTGAAACAAACGGAACTGAAAGAAATAAAAGTTGGTTAAATTTTAGAACTAAGCTTTTTGGTAATTATAAAACAATAGTAAAGTCAACTCTTGTTAATCCAGAAAAGTATGGTATGCTTCAAGTTGGAGATTTTATAGACTTTTCTTCTATTACTTTTGCAGATCTTGGTACACCATTTAGCGAAATATCAGATACTTTTGATAGCTTTGTTGCAATGCCAACAAATTTATTTAAAGAGTCTTGGAGTGGTAAAAAATTTATAATAACAAACTTAAAAAGACAGGTAGGTAAAGTGTCTATAATTACGAGGGAAATATGAGCAGTTATTTTATTTATGATTCAATTAATATGTATAGAAGTGATAATACTTCAAGTGAAGGGACTTCTGACGGAAGCACTTTTACACCAGGAACAGCAATTACAGATCACGAAAGAGCCAATGATGAAAATATTGGCACAGTCATTAGTGCAGTAGCAAACAATGACGGAATACAATATGCAGTGGGGTCCACAGCAACAGCAGATGCAGCAGCTGTATATTTTACTGGAGATGACGGAGTATCAAGCGGAACAATAATTAATTTTCACATAAGTGATACAACAACTATTGGAGCAAGCAAAGGCACAATATCAGCAGTAAGTGGTGCAGGTTGGGCAGTTGCAGACCTTACAGAAACCTCAGGAACTAAATTTTATTCTATCTTTGCTGGATCTGTTTCAAATGTATCAGAAATTTTAATAGGCAAAAAACTATCTTTTGAAGTTGAGCCTGATGTTAATGTTCAATCGAATATTGATTATCAAAATTCAGTCCAAAGGTCTTTGGGCGGTGTTGAGTATGTATTGAATGTCAATCAAGGACAAGAGGTTATTAC